TTCGGCATACGCCTGCGCCGCCGACTCCTTCGCCTTGCTGATCTCCCCGTTCGCCGTGGTCAGGTCGCTTCTGGTCTGCGCGATGTCCTTCCGCGCCTGCGACAGATCGGCCTTGGCCTGCGAGAGCGTCTGATTCGCCGTATCGAGATTCGACTTGTTGGCTTGGATGTCCTTCTGCGCCTGATCGAGCTTGGCCGTATTATCCTGCGAAGCCGTCTTGTTGTCAGCCAAATCCTTCTGGATTTGTTTGACTTCTTCCGGCGAGACCGCAGAAGCGACCGTCACCGAGGCGATGGCCGACCAGCCGGACCGGTTGCCCGCATGATCGACGGACCTCAGCGCGTAGGCGTGCCGGGAACCGGCAGCCAGACCGGTCACAAGATAATCGCCTTGACCGGACTGGGTGGCGCTGATGACGGTCATGCCGTCCGCATTGACGCCCTCGCCGACCTCGACATGATCGAAGTCCGATTCCATCGACGCGCCGGTGAAGGTCCTGCCGTCCCAGTGGACGGTCACCACGCCAAGCTCGGACGACAATACCGGCTTCGACGGGACAGAGCATGGCGTCGTATCCGATTCGACCGTGGCCACGAAAACGCTCGACCATTCTCCGAGCTTGTCCGAATACGTCGGCACAGCCCTGACACGCACCTCGATTTGCGTGCCGCAATCCAAGCCGCCGAAACCGAGCTGCGTCTTATCGGTCACGCCGGCGGAATGCCACGGCGCGCCATCCACGTGCTTGCGCCACTCAATGGCGTAATTGCCGATCTCGATGGACGTGTTGTTCGTGGCTTCGGTCACGGCGGACCACGAAGCCGTGGCCAGACCATGCGCGAAACCATCTGAGCCAATGTAGGCGTCGGTCTGCACGATCAATCCGAGAGGGGCCTTCGGGACGCGATGGTCACGGTCGGACGAGGCGGTCGTGCCGCCCTCGCTGCCGGCCAACGCGGCGCCACCGGTGATGCCCTTGATCTTCTTCGCCTGACGCACGCTCGAGTCGTACTTGATGTCATTCAGAGCGATTGAGCAGGATAAGCCCTCATTCTGGCGCATGCTCAGGTCGATTTCCTGCACGCGCACCTTCTCCCCATGGGAGACGGTGGGGGCGGTAATCCAATCGCCAGCATGATAGTCGACGAGCGGCAGCGCGTCCACCTCGCTGATGACCAGATCGCGCGTGTACTGGCCACGCACCCTCGCAGCATCATCCAAAGTGCTCTGCATAAAGGCCTGAGCGGTGTCCTTGTCGGACACGCCACCCTGCGACGAATAGGACTCCCACTTGCCCCAAGGCGTCGGAGCAGCCGGATTATCCATGCGGAAAAGCAGATTATTGTCACCCTCAACGAGGATCGTGCTGGCCAGATCCGAGATGGATTCCTCGTATGGAGCCTCGCCGATGTCACGGGCAAGCCGGAGTATGACCTGCTTGCTTAGATCACGGCTCAAGGCAGTGCTGTCCGCGTTCCACATTTTCAACGTGCGCCCGCTGGTGCGCCAGTCGCAGCCACCGCCATTGACCAGCGAGCTGAGAATGGTCTGCAGGTCGGTGCCCAAAGAATAGTAAAGCGTGTACTTCCTCGCCCATGCCGCGCCGCCCGCGTCCCTCGCGGTATCGAAGCCGAGCGTCAGGCCGGTGGCCACGCCGCCACGCGCCTTGTTCTCGTCCAACAGGGTCTTGAGGATCACACCCGGATTCGCCGAATAGAAGGGCCTTTTGCCCTTGTTGTCGCCGTCCGTGAGCAGATGGCTGGAATCGTTGTTCTCCGCCTTGCTCAGGAGCCAGCTGATCGACTGGCCGGAATAGGTGACGGTCTTGGTACGGTCGTCCGTCTTGCCGCTGCGCCCAGTGATGACATAGCGAGCATTGTCCGGCTCGCGATAGCCGGTGCCGTCCGACACCTCCACGGCCACTTCGAGACCGTCAGTAAGCTCACGGTCGAACGCCTGCGCGTCACCGGACAACATCGAATACTCGATGCTGATCGCTCCATCATCATTGTGCAGCATGGACGCGCTGAAGCTCACCGGCTCCGCAAGGACGCCGATACGCGCGCCGAAAGGCCTGTAGGCCACCAGACGAGCATGCAAAGACTTGCCCATGATTAACTACTCCCATGATTGCAAAAACCGGCAGGTCACCTTGTCGGTGCCGCCGGTCTGTCTGATATCAAGCCGATAGTCGCCGGAATCTATCGCCGGCCACACCTGCAGTGGCTCGGTGGTCCAGTCGACGCCATTCGACGCATCCGTACCGCCGGACCATGCGTCGGCATTGGCCGCCGTCCACGCCTTGCGATTGGCCACATCGACGAAGAGGTAAGGCCGCGAGGCGTCACGCTGGCCGCCCCACACCAGATTCGTGCCGCTCACCGGATCGGCGATGGTAACGCCAGTGGCCGCTCCGAAACGAAGCACCAGCGTGCCGATCGGCGCGTTGGAAAGCCACCCCTCCGGCAGCGTGTCGAACATCATGGACGGCGAAGCATTCGGCAACCCAGTCCAGCGTGTCCAATACCCCTTGCCGCTCGGCTTGGCGACCCCGCCCGGCAGGAGCCTGCCGCCCGAAGCGGCCAACGTCACCTCCTGCCACTGCACGCCAAACCAAAACACGTCCGGCAACTGGAATACGGCGGTCGCTGCCCTGTGGTCATCCCACGGAATCTCGTCACCGTCCGGCTGACAGGACGTGCACACCGCGCTAGCGGTCATACGTCGCGTCAAGCCGGAGACCGTGTCACGCTCCACACGAGTCAACTTGGACGCGAGGCGGCAGAGCCGATAAAAGCGATGCATCAAAGTATCCGCATCACTGCCATTCGTGATGAATTTCAACGTGATTTCCGGCGCATCGAAAGCCACCGGCCCAGCCGGAAGCATGACGCCGTTCCGGCCATTCACGGTCACGGAATTGATACGCGGGCTAATGCTTGTGAAATGGGTGGTGCCGACGATCAGACTCGAATGCTCACCGGTCAGCTGCTGACCGTTGATGAGATAATCCGCGAGAATCATTGCACCACCCTTTCCCTGTCACCATTGCGGCATTGCCGCCGTCTGCAATCTTTGCTGCGTGCTAATGCTCGTCGGAGCAATCGCCGGATAGTTGAAGGTCTGCTGGACATACGTGGTCGAACCACCGCCATTGCTGACATTCGCTCTGCCGGTCTTCGACGCATCGACGTCGAAGCCGCCGTTGATCTGCGCGTTCATTCCATTGACAGTGCGCTGCACGTCTTTCCAGCCAGCCTTGAGGCTCTTATCAAAGCCCTGCATGATCGCCTGACCAGCAGGCTTCAACATGACCTTGTCATAGCTGAGCGGACCCTTATGCTGGACAATCCAGTCACCGATACCGCTCACAAAGCTCTTCACTTTTCCGAAAGCCGCCTTCAAACCATTCAGCAGACCATTGATGATGCTCGCGCCAGCGTTCCACAGCCACGTGCCGGCACCGGCGAACACGCCCATAATGGCACTGCCGATGCCGCCAAGGAAGCCAAGCACGCCCTGCACGGCACCATGCACGATCTGACTGAAACCGTTCCACGCCTGCTGCCAATTGCCGTGAATCAGGCCGGTCACCAGATTGATGACCCCCTGAATGACATTGACGATACCATTGACCACCATCGCGATGCCATTGATGACCCCCTGAATGAATGGCAGCATCGCTTGGATGGTCGGCAGCAATGTCGAGTTAATGAAGCCGACAATCGCGGAAATGATGGTGGACACCAATGGCGCGAGAGCCTGAATCACCGGCATGAGCGTCTGAATCACGGCCATGACCTCATTGATCATGGTAATGACGATCGGCTGGATGCCTTGGATGGCCGGAGTGATCGCCGTGATCACGGAGGTCACCACGGTCAGAACGCCCTGGATCACCGGCACCAAAACGCCCACCAAGGTGGAGATTATCGGCGTCAGCAGCGGGATTATCTGACCGATCACATTCGTGATCACCGGCATCACGGCTGCCGTCAATTGGCCCAAGGCCGTCATGAGCGCCTGAATCGACGGCTGAAGCGTCTGGAATGCCTGCTGCAGGCTGGCTAAAACGTTTTTCAACATCTCGCCGAATTCGCTGCGCAATTGCGGGCTCGTGGCGATCAATCCGGCCAGAGCGCCAATCACAAGAGTGATAGGCCCGCCAAGACCGGACAGCACGCCACCGAACTTAGACAGCAGGCCGCCAATCACCGGCACTCCACTCAAGCCGCTCAAAGCACCACCAAGACCAGCCGCGCCAAGCAAGCCAGTCACTGCGGCGATGGGACCGGACAACGAGCCAAGGCTATTCGACAGGCCGCTGAAATCAACCTTGCCGATCTTGTCAGCGACAGCACCGAACACTTTCTCCAGCTGCGGGCCGATCTTCTGCGCCAGCTGAGCAATCTTGTCAAACAGCGCGGTGATGAGCGGTTCGACGGCCTGCACCATCTTGATGACCGCGCCGCCGACCCCACCGAAAGCCGCGATGAGATCATTGCCGACCGAAGTCTTCAAACCCGCGATCTCATGCTGCAGTATCGTCATCTTGCCCTGCGGGGTCTGCGCCAAGGCCCTGTTGATGCCGCCGAAGTTGGCTTCCAAGACCTGCGCGGCCATGGCTGCCTTCTCCGACGCACTGCCCTCCTGCAGGACTTTCTTCTGCGCGTCGGTCATGGTCACGCCATATTTCGACAATGCCGTGGCGTTGCCGGTCATGACCTTGCCGAGCAGGTTGGCTATCTGCACGCCATCCTGCGCCGTCGCGTTATAGCCCTTGTTGTTGGCGATCATGTCCGCCAAAGCGGGCGTCAGCGTCTTGACCTGATCGGCCGTCAGCGCGAAGGTGCCAAGCTGTGCCTGAGCGGCCTTGAGCGTGCCGCCGGATATGACGCCGGTCTGTCCAAGCGTCTTATTAAGGCTGAGCAGTGACTTCTGCTCTTCGTCCGTCCAATTGTTGTTTTTGGCGACCTGCTGGAATTTCGCGGTCACCTCTTCGGCCTTGAGCGCCGCATCGACGGACTGGCGCCCGAAGTTGACGAGGTATGCGGCAGCTGCGGTGGCCGCGCCGGACACGACGGTAGCCATGCCCTTCGCGGCATTGCCGATACCACTCACGGCCTTCGAAGCGAAACCGGAAGCCTTGCTCAACCCCGAATGCAACGCGTTACCGGCCTTTGCGGCAGCATTACGCGCACCCTCCGGCAAAGCATTCCAAGCAGCCGAAAACTTCTCCTTGATGTTGGACGTGACCGCGCCAGCCGTCGAACTGATATTCCGCACTGCGGCATTCACGCCTGGAATCTTGCCGACGATTTGCTGGGCGGTTGAAGCGAAGCCGGAAGCCATACGGTCGAAAGCGTTCTTGGACTTGTCCGACTCTGCGGCCAACTGCGTCTCAAGGTCTTTAAGCCGTCCCTTGGCGGTCTTGAGGTTATCGGTCGCCGCCTTGAGATTGTCAGCCGCCGCCTTCTGCCGAATCTGCGCCTGCTCGAGTTTGATGGCCGCAGCCTGAGCTTGTGTACTGTCCGCTCCATATTTCTGTGTGGCCGCGTTCAGCTTCTCCTGCGCGGCCTGCACCTGCACGCCGGCAGCCTTGAATTTCAGCAGCGCGTCAGTATTCTTCTGCGATGCTTGGGCCACATCCTTCTGAAAGGATTTCAAAGCATCGGAATTCAGCTCGGAGGCCCCGCTGCTGAACCCGTTTTTGAAGGCGCTGCCGGCCTGCTTGCCCTGCTGCGCCCCGTTAAACCCTTTGGAAAAGGCGTTTTTCAGGTCGGAGACTGCCTTGCCGGTTTCTTTCGCCACGTTCTGGCGGAAGCCCTTCATCTGCGGGAAAATGCTCACATGCGCGGAGCCAAGCTCACTGCCGCCAGCCATGACAGCCTCCTCTATTCACTTGTCTTTTTGAAGCCGAAGATGTTGCTCATCGACTCCAAAGCCGCACGACGCTCCTCATCGGTCACTTCGACGTGCTTTTCCCCAGCCTTTTCGGGCGCGAGGTCACCAAGAATCGACGTGCCACCCGCCTGAATCGCGGTGATGATAGCCGTCGCATCCATCGGCAGCACCATATGCACCGCAGTCATGCCCGTATACGTCGCTGGGTCTGCCGAGAGGCTTTCCCACAATGCGATTGCGTCGCGGTAGCGGAGCCTGCCGCCCAAGTCAGCCTGCAGACTCCACCCGCGAGCCGCGAAATCAGCCCTTATTCGATTGCCGTCTTCCCCATGGAGGAGCTGGCAGAAGCCGACGATTTTCCCAAATCCACACCCTGAATCTTCGCCAAAACATCGCCGTAATCGTTGAGAATGTTGAATGGGACCATGGCCGGCTCCTTCGCCAGCTCCTTGGCCGCATCCTCGCCGGCGAAAGCCGCAAGGATGTCCTTCAACGTCTGAATCTGCTCCGTGTTCGACTGCAGGTCGCTCAGACGCACGAAATCATCAATGCTCAGATTCAAGGGCAGCTTGTAAATATGGCCATGAGGAGCCAAAAACCAGACGCTGCCGTCCTTGATGAGGTGCTTCACCTTCATCTGCTCGGCGGACGCTTCAAGCGCCTTGTCCTCATCCTCCTGAGTCCAGGCGTCGAAATCGTCGGCGGAGGGCATCACATTCTTGGTCATTTCTTCCTTCTTTCAAATGACTATGAAAAATTCCTTTACGTTCGTGGATGAAGAGGAAGGATCCCAGCACATGCGAAGAAAGGAAGAAAGAAGCACATGCTAGGAAGAATCAATGTCAGTCGGCGACCGGCTGAGACTCGGAATCATCAGCCTGATGATCGCTGGCATGAGGACCGGATGAAACAGTCGGAGTCACGAAGGACTCCAAATACTTGCTGTTGCCGGAATCGCAGGCATCATCCTGAATCCATTCGATGGTCCAAGCGTCACCGGTGTTTTTGCCGGAGGTCTCCTGACCCTGCTCGTTGCCGGTCAGATTCACGACACCCAGCCGACGACGGTGCGTGCCGTTTTTGTAAACGGTCTCCTTGTAGCAGAACCACTTGCCATTCTGAATCACATCGGTCACGTGATACACGCCATTCGTGTCCGGCTTGCCGATGGTCATCTGGCGCGTGATGTCGTTATCCTCGGCCACGGTGAACTGCTCGTTCAACGCAGCCTGGCTGTTGATGCTGTAGCCGGGCTGATGGAACTTGATCGCGTCGTCGGCGTCGCGGCCGGGCTGCGGCGCGCCATCCTCGGTAATAAGGCCGACGAAACCGCCTTTGCTGAAAATATCGTTCAAGCCGGTCTTCACATCGGCCACGGTCGTCGCGATGAGATCAGCGGTCAGCTTCTTAGTCGCGTCATAGGGTGCGAAACGGTAGGCGCTTGTAACCACGATCTTCGCGGCGCTAAGGTCATTGCCTGCTGAATCAGCTGCCATATTTTGTCCTTTCAACAAAAAAGGCGCTGAAACACTTGGTTTCAACGCCTTAAAAATTAAAAATCATTGAATTATCGAAATTCCCCAATAGCGGAGAATTCCACTGTCAGATAGGAGCGTGCGATGTTCGCGTCCTCGGCCACGAAATACGGACCATTGCACCCGTCCTCCTCGATTGCCGCGATCGGGGAACCATCAATAGAGCAAATCGCCGGGTCGGTGAGCAGGCCGTAGATCCGTGCTGCCAAGTCACGGCATGGTTTCGGAGCGGCACGAGCCCCGTAGCGCACGGTCACGCCGACGCTCCGGTCGAAGAGCACGCGATTCGACTGCGATCCGCCATCGTCACGCACCACGACGAGCGGCCGTGAGCCGTCGTAATCGTCCGGCTCGCGATTCGAAACGATGATCATCGGGAAAGACGGCTTAAGCCTGGCACGCAGAAAAGAGCAGATCCACGATTCAATGTCTGGCGGCAAGACCATGGTCATGACTTGCCTGCCTTCAACGCCTTGCGGAGATTGCCCGTCTTCGATTCCACGAGCAGGGTCTTCGGGTCGGTGCCGACCACCATGCATGTGGTTCGATGCTCGTGCTGCACCTCCTTGATCTGGAGGCCATCGCGATACGCTCCAGTGTCCACCGGAGCATGCGCTTTCGCATATTCGAGCGTCTTCTCGGCGGCACGACGGGTCATGGCCTTGACACCAGCCGAATTCATCAATTCGTCAAAATATTTGTCGTTGAATTTGACCATCACTCCCAAAAGCCGTCACCCCCGATATTCGGATAGTGGGATCTCGATCGTCGGCTGCCACGACATGAAAGCATTCGCGTCACGACTCGGATAGCCGCTGACCTCCCAACATCGCCCGTCATCCGGCAACGCTTGAATCCTGTCACCCGGCATGATGTCCAAGGACGGATCAGGAGACGTAAGGTAAGCCGTGCTCGTGGTCTGCTCGCGTAGACCGTCGGGCGTGCGCGTGCTGCTGGAGCTGGCGAGAGCGCCGGTGAAATCCAAGGTTCCCGGATTGGACCAGTCCTCGCCGGTCTGTTCGCCGGAATACGGGTCATCGGCTTTCCTCGCACGCAGTCGCCGCCATTTGGTGGCGCCCAGCATACGCCATCCGTCACCGGCGTTCAGATCGTCAAGCAGGCTCATGGCAATCCTCCAAGCCGGTAGGGTTTGAGCTTGTCCTTCTCCGCCTGCATGAGAGACACCACGTCGAAACTCGCGCTGGAGCCATTCGTGGACTGCGAGGTGACGAGCCCGATCGGGCTCATGCCGGCTCGCTTCGCGGCGCTGATGAGCACCTGCTGCACGTCCGGCGCGTCATTGTATCCCGCGTGAATCTCGTAGCGGATGGCCGCGATGCCAGTGGGAAAGCCACCCGAAAGCGACTCCACAAGACCCGTCTCCGGGTCATAGGCGTAAGCCAGCTTGTTACCGTCGCGGTCTGTCAATGATTCGATGCTCGTCACATGACGGGCCGGCAGCCGAATAACCGTGCCGCCACGCGAGTTGATGACGCCGGACAATGCCACGTTCGGCATGACATGCCAACCACACTCACGCCTGATCGCCGCCTGAGCAGCCTTAAGCCGAAACTGCGCGTCATCCTCGAAAGCCGAGGGGTCGGCAATCATGTCGGGAACCACATTCACATCACTCATGCCGACCTCCACGCTTACTGTGCAGCCATCAGGCCAGCAGCAATCAGAGAATTGACCAGGGCGTCGAATTCGCTCTTGGTTGGTGTGGCGCCGGCGGCCAAAGCCACATGCGTTGCAGGTTTCACTGCAGCGCTGCCAATATCGGTCGGCTTGCCGTTGGACCCGACGAAGACCACATCGGCCACGTTGGCATTCGGGTCAAGTTTCGCCGCCGAGGCTGGAATCACTCGGAACTGTCGAGCCATATCACGTCTCCTTACTTAATGGTCAGCTTGACGAAAGCCTTCGGCTTGCGCACGGCCAAAGCCACACGCTCCTTGGCGCGAATGGTCACCAGATCGGAGATGAAGTCGGTGTCATTGGAATTGGTGGCCTCGACCGTCACGCCGCCCTTGCGGTAGAAGGTGGCAGCGCCCTTAAAGGAGCCGACGATGGCTGTGCCGGCGGCGACAGCGGGAGTCACCACGGTGTCCAGACCCCAGAGGCGCGGAGTGATGGTCAGCGCGCCACCATTCACGCCGTAGAACGGTCCACCGCCGATGAAATTGCCATCATTGTCCTTCTTTAACCGAATGGCCTCATAGTCTGTCGGATTGATGACAAGGGCATCCGGCATCATGCCGGTCGTGGTGGAGATCATCGACTGCGCGTGCAGGATGGCAACGTCATTGCCGGCGTCGGTAGCGGTGTATGACTGGATTCCTTCGCGATTCAGCAGGCCCTTGATGTTCTTGCCGGTGCCGTCGCCGTTGAGCAGCTGCTGCTCCTCGACGATGCTCAGATCGTAGAGCAGGCGTCCATCGATGTCGGACTTCAGGAATTCGAGGTCGGTGATCATGTCGTTGGATTCCTTGATGAATCCAGCGATTGTGGATAATGCGTCGGTGTGCTCTGTCGCGTTCGCGTAATGGATCTGGCTGAATTTCTCGCCTTCGCCGACGGTTTTGAAATCGCCTTCCTTTTCGCCTTCCACGTAGTAGGTGATGGCCTGTCCGCTGATCGCGCCGACACCGAATAGGTTGGTGATGGTCGGACGGCGGTAAGCCTGGACGAAATTCGGGTCCACGTAGGTCAACAGGGAGCCGTACGTGCCGGACGGGCCGCCGGTAACCTGCGTGTCAGTGTTGGCCTTGCGGCGCGGAGCCCATTCCGGTGCCGCGATTGACGCTCCCGACACTCCCTTTATCTTCGCCAGCTGTTCGCCGATGTTCTTCACGACGAAATCGCCAAGAGACTCGCCGGATGCGGCGCCGCTCTTCTGGGTGTCCGCCAGATTGTCGGTCAATCCCGCGAAACGCTTATGCACCGCATCCACCGTTTCGATGGAATCCTGCAATTCGTGCGCCTCGGCGTTCAGACCCTTCAGCTTCTCGATGTCGGAAGCGTCGAGATTATCCTCGCCCTTGGCCAGCACCGCTTCGATGGCGGCCTTGGTCTTGGCGAGACGATCATTGAAACTCATTTGGTCTCCTTGTTGTCCTTGCCGCCAGTGACCAGTTCACGGGCGGATTTGATTACATTCAGACGCTCGGCCTTCTCAGCCTCCGCGTCCCTACCCTTATCAGGGGCAAGCTTCTTATCATCCTGTTTCTCGCCGGTCTTGGAATCATCCGGCTTATCTTCGTCGGAAGTGCTGGAATTGTCGGAATCGATGCCTTCCAGCACCTCGTTCAGTGACGCCAATGCGGCACGAAGCTTCTCCTCGTTGGCGGAGCTGATGGCGCGACCTGACTTCACCGCCAGAATCTCGGCCTGCTGGTTCGCGGCCACCGGCACCACGCTGATCTCGAAAAGCTTGATCCGCTGGAATTCGGAATGGCCGCCCCACGGGCCGTCGCCCTTTTCCGTGATCCACGCGGTCTTCGTCGGCACGAAGCCGATGCTCATCTGATGAACCCTGCCATCCTTGAGCAGGTCGTAAGCCTGCTGTGCGGTCGGATTATCCTCGATATCGAGCTGTGCCGAGATGAGCAGGCCCTTCTCGTCCTCCACGGCGCTCAAGGTGCGTCCGATGATGTCGGTCGGCTTGCCGTCCTGATGGTTCCAATGGATCGGGATGCCGGCTCCGCCGTCGTAGTCCTTCTCCAAGGTCTCCGCGAAAGCGCCCTTGGCGATCACGTCGCCCTGCAGGTCCTTGTTGCCGAAAGTGCTGGCGTAGCCGCTGAAGACGCCTTCGCCAGCCGAATCATCCAAGGATTTCACGTTGAATCTGAGCTGTTTGAGATTCACTGTCCTTCTCCGTTCACTGGATTGTTCTGTTGCGCGTTCTGCGTCCTGCCGCCATCCTGCGGGCTGGGCTGTCCGCCGGTTGCCACGTTCAGTGGCGTCACCAATTCGTCGCCACCATCAAGCTTCGGATAGTTGAGGATGCGCCGCGCCTCGTTCGTGGTCATGAAACTACGCCCCGTGGCCGTGCTGAGCGCCTGATACTGTTCGGAGAACGTTCCGCGCAGCTTCGCGTCAACATTCGCTTCGATGTTGGCGTCCGGCTGGCCGAGCGCGTCTGGCAGCAGCAAATTGAGCGACTGCTCGAACGCCACGATGTACGGCATCAACTCCACGTTCCACATCTGCTCCTTGAAGGCTCCGATGTTGGAATTCGTGCCGCTGCGGAAGCCTAGATTCTCTGGCGCGATGTGGAATGCGTTGGCCACGTCGATGCGAATCCTGTCCCTCGCGTCGATGTCCTGCATGTCAATCGGTTTGAACGCGTCCACGGTCTTGATTTCCATGCCGTCGTTGAGCAGCGGCCAGCCACCGGCAAGATTCCCGCCGGATTTGTAATTGCGCATGCCCTGCACGAATTCGTCCTGCGCCTCCTGCGACGGCCACGGCATCTCCTTCGGACGGGAGATGTACGCTGGAATCTGGCCGCCGTTCTTCGCTACCGCACGTCGATATTCGGCCATCTCACGCGCCTCCGCCAAAAGCGGTGCGAGAGTGCCGGACACGGGAGAACCGCCGATGCCGGACGTGCTGTAGCCCACATCCAGCAGAATCTGCGGGTCTGGCAGTTTGAAGTACTGGCTTCCTTCCGGCTGTCCGGTGCTGATCTGCACGCCGGTGATCTCGTCAAGAGTGTTGCCGGAAAGAGTGAAATTCTGCACCGGAATACGCCGCAGCCACAGTCTGCCGGACTGCCTGTCGGCATCCAACAGGCAGAGCCAACGGTCATTGAGCAGGCCATCGCAGAGCAGCGAGTAGAAGAATCGGTAGCGCGTCATGCCAGGAAGAACGCTCGGCTTTGCCATCAACTGCGCCAAATGGCTTGTCGTGTCCTCCACACGGTCACCGTCAGGCTGGCGAGTGTAGACCTTGAACGGCATGCTGGCGATATTCCGCGCGATATGGTCGATGACGGTGCGCACCGCAGCCTCTCGCTCGTAGACTCCGGCACCGAACCAATCGATTGGCAGCTGCGCGACCTGCGAAATGTTGACTGGCGATTCGGAGAACTTCTGGGACACGGATACCGGGCTTTTCTTGAGCCATCTGGAAAAGAACCCCATGAAACCTCCTCACTGGGTCATACGACTGCGAAATGGGTCACGCTCGGCGCATATTTCGGTTTTTCGTTTTCGACTTGCATGGTCTCAAGCGCGTACAATGCCTGCGATTCGGCCACTAGGCCGCTGATCTGCAATGCTGATTTCGTCCTGTCCCACACCTCGACCTCGCCAAGACGCCGGGACACGGCCACACTCACCTGCTGTTCGACTGCCGGCTGCGGAAGATGCCGCAGCTTGCCCTCACGCACACGGTCGTGAAAACGACCGCAGCACGCGCCCAGACGGAAGCCTTCGATGAGATGCACATTCCAGCCTTTTTCGGTGAGAGGGTCGATGAAGTCCACTGCCGGACAGCCCTTGCCCTGCACGGCGATCTCCGTGATATGCGGCCAACGCTCCTGCAAAAGGTCGAGATAATGCGGCACCCACAGCATGCCGTCACGACGGGCTATCAGCTCAACATGAGGCAAACCGTCCGCACGCATTCCGGCAGCGGCCACATACGTGGTCTTACGGTCAGCCGACGTATCCACGGAAAGGACGACACGATTACCGTCCGGAATCGTGGAACGCGAGTCGATGCCGCTCGCCCACATTTTCGGACTGATGAAAGGAATGATGTCAGCCGTAACCCACTGGCACAGGACCTCGGTACGGAACGCGGCCTCGGTCATGCCATCAATATCGGATCTGACGCTCATGACGGTCATCGGCCCGTAACCGAGCGACGGATTCGCCTGACGGATAGCGTCGGCATCATCCACCGGACACTTGTCAGGAGCAGACCACTCGAAATAGCCAAACGACCCATCCTGCTCGCCGGACAGGAACACGTCGGCCGGATTGCCACCGTCGGCGCTCAGGCGCGTCCACTCGTCAACAAGCTTACGGCCCTTGTCCACCTGCTTGCGCAACGCGACACTGCGATAATCGCCCGCATTGCTGATGCCCCATAATTGGCTCGACCACACGGCCTTCGTGGTCTGACTGACGGCGTTCCACCCATCGTCCGTATGCTGCTCACGCAACTCGTCGAAAACCACACGTGCAGCCGACTTTGCTCGAATGTTCTTGTCGGCACGGACGATATACCGCGCTTTCGAACGGGTGATGATCGCCTCCTCGCCGTTCGTGTTGACGAACTTCTGCGTCATCGCGGCGAGATACGGAATCACCAGATCCGCTTCCTCATCAGTCGAGGGCTGAGGATTGCACCACTCCTTGACCTGATTGTAAGGGCCCTTCGCGTTGTCCAACGTCTGCGCCGCACCGACCACGAGGAACTTCACCGGCGGCACCCTATCCGGATGCTTGTTGGAGTCCACGAACAGCCACCACGCGGCCAAAACGCCCATAAGCGTGGTCTTGCCATTCTGGCGGGCCACAAGCACAATCACCTTGCGAAAACGGTAACTGCCATCCTCAAGCAACTCCAAGGCATGCACCAATAACCACTGCTGCCACGGGTAAAGGTGGACATGCAGCATGATCTCCGCGAACGCGATCACCGCGAAACCATTCGAGGTCTCCTTGGTCAACGGCC